GGTGCATAGGATCTACTAAAGTTACTATTACGATTGACTAGACTTTGGCTGCTAGTTTTATTAGTATTACCAGTAAGAGCCTTTGCTGTTCCTGTAGTCCCGCAGTTTCGCACAGGAAGCTCTACAACATCTAGCACATCTGAATCAATAATTAATGAAACGATTACGAGCCATCAATATCGGACAGGATACTCCTACTCAGCGTCAGGACATAATATCAAATCTGAAACGGGATATATCAACCCTTCTCCTACGACTACGAATGAACAAACAGTTGGGGGAGTAAATTTTAATTGGACTTCACCAAACTTAGAAGCTATACCTCGTTGGTCAATAAACACAGATGGAGCAGCATTTTCGCTCCAAGAAACTCTAATAACACCAGGGTTAGATACAAGTACGACCATAACTCGTCAGATAACTACAAGCACAACAACAGAAACTACAACTACATTTGGGCAATAGCTATAATTCTTTGCCCTGTAAGGGTTTTGGCTAATACTACAGTTGCAAGTCCTAGCTCTAATGCTCAAGGTGTTGTAAATAACAATGCAACGATGATAACTCCATCAGCTATGCCATCCTACAGAATGAGTCAGGGCATAGTTTGTGCTTCACCTAGTCTTACAATTACTCCATATTTAACAGATAGTTGGTCTTTTGCATTACCTAGAGAAACTGTTACTAGAACACCAATATACGATGAAGATACTGGAGAGATAAAATACTATTCAGAAATACCTAGATTTGAAAAAGAAAACTTTAATTTAAATTATGGAATCTCTGCACAATTTAATATTCCGTTAGGCAAGTCTCCAGCCCTTTGCCATAAGGCAACACAGGTAAATATAGAGGCACAGGAATTATTAATTAAAAAGACAAAAATGGAGATCAGTTTATATCGTCTGGAAATGTGTGCAAAACAGGCAAAGCTCGGAGTGACCTTTAAACCTAATACTCCTAGTGCTGTTACTTGTAAAGATATTGTTGTTAATATTCCACCAAATCAAGTTATTCCACATACTCACAAAATTAAAAGCAACTGACGCTCCAACAGAGCAGTGACCGATTTAACGATTTGATAATGGGTCTGGTTGCTAAAGACAAGCTACGGGTGTCTACTTGCCTAGTATTATTTTACTTATCTTTTTTCTTCTTGGTCAATTTTGTTACGACTTGCTTAACTATTGGCCGTACAAGCTGAAGCACCAATGGTGCAGAAGCACCAACCAAAGCAAGGCTAAAAACCCCAACAAACTGTGGAGCAGACGGAATGTATTGTTCTTTCCACTCAACTGCTTCATAAAGAGTTATGCACTCACTACCATCTTGCCCTCTTTCATGCCCGATAACACGTTCTAGCTTTTTATCGTTACGAAAGTCTCCTACTCTTTGATCATTTTTTCCAGGGCAGGGAGAAAAATCTGGTGGGGGAGGTTCTGGTAGATCAGGAATCTTTGGCTGTTCTGTTTCTGGTAAGGGCGGTGGTTCATTATTTACAGGTGCTTCTTCTGTAATGATAAGATTCTCAGGTGTATAGTCAAGAGGAACAAAACCAGGAAACGAAAAATCACAGGTAGTAAACACTCCATTAGGATCTTCCAGCAATAAATTACGATTACCAGTATTTTTTATATCACGATGTTGATAGGTACAACCAGGCGCATCTATCTCAGGCGGTGTTGTAATGGTTAGATAATGAGGAGTATAAGGTTCTGGTACGTCTGGGATATAAATATCAGGTATTTTTATATCAGGTATCTCCATCTTCCACATCTCCTATAGAAATAGACCAGCCATCTTCTCCAAACTTACCTTTTTCTACAATCTTAGGTTTTGTTATTTTTGCATCCATATCATCATGGTATTTTTTTATCTCATCATCTAATTCAAGCTGTAATTTTTTTATTCTTATCCAAGACACAAGTTTATCAATATAGTATTTTATTAATTTTTTAAAAAATCCAAAGATCATTTAATGATCGGCATTGATGGGCCAGTAACTTTTGGTAATTCCTGATCTAATACTTTTGGCATCATTCCAGATACGTTATCAAGAATTTCATTCATAACTCTTGATTTAAACTGTTCTGATGTTACATATTTGTATGCAAAGTACGTTCCACCACTCATGGAAGCTACCATTACAAATGAGATGATACTCAAAACATTAGCGATTTTTTGAAACATGGTCAAAGAAGTTCTTAATAAAATGGTAGCACCACTTACTCTGATGGTGCTGTTGCTTCTTGTGGGGTTGATGCCTCTGTATCTGATGGCTGGTTTGATTCGGGTGCAGCTTGAGTCTCAAGAATCTGCTGTTCCAAAATCTTCATCGCTCCGTTAGTTTCATGTAAAGCGATCCATAATTGCTCTCTTTGTTGAGCAAGTTGTTGTAATCTTTCTTGTAAGTTCATAATTTAGTAAAGTTTTTTGCCAGCAGTGATAGCAGCATCTATGTCTGTAAAATCTTCAGATGTCCAGATAGATGTAGTACCATCAGTTTTTGTGTAAGCCTTAATAATTTCAAGATGTTCTACATTACGCTTGATTTTGTCTTTAAAATCAGCATCTGTTTCATCTGATGCTTGAGCAGTACCGATAACAGTAACGCTATCGCCAGCAGCAGAGAAGATTGCTGCAATTTCATCTGCGGTTTTTTCTTCCATAATAAAAAATTAGGTTACTTTTAGTTTACCCTGCTTCGAGGGCTGTGACTTTTACGGATAACTCTTTTATAGCATTAACAAGAATAGGAACTAATTTTCCATAACTTGCTTCTAATCTGTCAGGGTTATCATCTAATACCATATTTAAATAATCTGCATTATTTTCTTTCTGTACTGCCTGTAAATCCTGTGCAATAAAACCATGCTCATATAAACCATCTTTACCATTATTATCTCTTGGATTCCATTTAAATTTTACAGGTCTTAATTTGTTTATAAAGTCTAAACTTTCTGGTAAGTCTATAACATCTGTTTTATCTCTAGCATCAGATAGGCTACTGATTGTTTGTACTGCACATCTTAAAGAAGAAATTGATACTCCTCCTAATGTAACTGAGTTACTTGTGGTAGCACTAGCTGCGGTTGAATCTCTACCAATACAAACATTATTACTTCCAGTTGTAATATTAAATCCTGCATTTTCCCCTATGCCAACATTTTGTGAGCCAGTAGTATTTGCAAATAAAGCGGTAGCACCTACAGCTACATTAGTAGCTCCAGTTGTGTTGGATACCAGAGCATCTTTACCATAGGCACTATTATCAGCTCCTGTAGTATTGTTTGATAAGGCTGCTTTACCCATTGCTGTGTTATCACTAGCAGTAGTATTGGCATCTAAGGCAAATGCACCTACGGCTGTGTTATCCGCCCCAGTTGTGTTTGCAGATAGGCAATCATCGCCTACGGCTGTGTTTGCACCTGCGGTTGTGTTTGATCCTAATGCTCCTCTTCCAACAGCTATGTTACCCGCACCAGTTGTATTTGCATCTAAAGATTGCCTTCCGATAGCTATGTTTGATGTTCCAGTTGTGTTTGCTGTTAAAGCTGTTGAACCAACAGCCGTACATGAATGTCCAGTTGTGTTTGATACCAAAGCTTCATTTCCAACAGCAGTGTTATAAGAAGCTGTTGTGTTTGCTGCTAACGCACCATATCCCATTGCAACATTTCTACCTCCAGTTGTGTTTACTGCTAGAGCAGAAAAACCTGAAGCACTATTTCTAATACCTGTTGTGTTTGCTCCTAAAGCATCATAACCAACTGCTGTTTGATCTCCACCTTCTGTATTCGCATCTAAAGCACCATATCCTACAGCTACATTTCTAGCTCCAGTTGTGTTTGCTCCTAAAGCCTCATAACCAAGTCCAGTATTATTAGAAGCGGTTGTGTTTGCCCTTAAAGAATTAAAACCTAAAGCAACATTATTAGAGCCTGTTGTATTTGATTCAAGTGCATCTTTACCTATTCCTGTATTGTAATTACCTGTAGTATTTAATGTTAAAGCTAGTCTGCCTACACCAGTATTACTTGCACCTGTTGTATTTGCTGATAAAGCTGCATAACCTACGGCAGTATTTTCTTCGGCTGTTGTATTTGCATCTAAAGCTAAAGCTCCTACAGCAGTATTAGCTCCTCCAGTTGTGTTTGCTGTTAATGCTAGATAACCCAAAGCAGTGTTATCATTAGCTGTTGTATTTTGTCCTAAAGAACCATATCCAACTGCGGTTAAACGGTCTCCAGTGGTATTAGCATCTAAACATTGAAAACCAACTGCAACGTTTTCTGTACCAGAGGTATTTAGTGCTAAAGCATAATAACCTACTGCTGTTAGACCATCTGCGGTACAATTTTGTAAAGCATTAGACCCAAGACCTGTATTATTAGCACTTGCGGCACTTCCTAATGCATTATGTCCTACAGCAGTATTAGAGTTTTCTGTTGTAGCAACACTTAAAGCACCTTGTCCTAAGGCTACGTTACCAGCACCAGTTGTAATCGCATCAGAAGAATTATGACCTACACTTGTATTGTTAGCACCAGTTGTGTTTGCTCCTAATGCAGCAGCACCTACGGCTGTATTGTTATTAGCAGTAGTATTTGCATCTAAAGCATTAGCTCCTACAGCTACGTTTGAGTGACCAGTTGTATTCTCAGTTAATGCTGCATTACCAACAGCAACATTCGCCTCTGCTGTAGTGTTTGCATCTAAAGCATTTGCACCTATAGCTACGTTAAATCCTCCTGTTGTGTTTGCTGTTAAAGCTGTTGAACCAACAGCAGTGTTATTAATTCCAGTTGTGTTTGCTGTTAAAGAATCAAAACCTACAGCAGTGTTATTGTTTGCTGTGGTGTTTGCATCTAATGATTGGGTTCCAACCGCTACATTCTGCGTTCCAGTAGTGTTACTTAGCAAAGCGTTTGTACCTACAGCAGTGTTATTACTTGCAGAAGTGTTAGCTCTTAAAGCATTTTTGCCAACTGCTACATTAATTCCACCAGTAGTATTTACAAGTAAAGTCTCTATTCCAAGTGCTGTATTGCCATTTCCTGTAGTATTTGCAAGTAAAGAATTATATCCAACAGCAGTATGCGAATTACCAGAGGTATTTGCACTTAAAGCACCATTACCAATCGCAGTATTATTTCCACCAGTAACAGCAGCATCTAAAGCATTTTGTCCAAGAACAGTGTTACCAGCAACAGAGTTTGCACCTTTACCTATATTTACAGAATTTATTGTTCCATCAACAGCAAATGCTGGCCCACCCGCAAGAGTAAATACATTTACATGAGCATTATTTGATGTATTTCTAAGCTGCATAATACTTGTTGAAGTATTAGCAAAAAATTGACTAGCATAGTTTGTAGATGGTGCAGATGATCCAGAATTATTACTTGAAATTGCTAATAATGCGTTATTTATATCAGCCCTGACGTTAGCTCCTGTGGAGTTATCTATAACATAATCGTGTTGAGCCATTTTCTAATCCAATTTTTATCTAAGTATATCCTACTTTAAAATTAACTACCACGCCCAAATCCTACGGCAGTATAACTAAATGTTTTGTCTTGAACAGCATTACCAGCATTAAGAAACTTAATATTAAAACCAGTTCCTGAAATACTTGTAATCTCAAACCTGTCCGTGCCACCAAGATCATTTGCAGTGATACCAATACTTGGTAATTGTGTGCCTGCCCCGACACTTGTGCCAGCCTGCCCTGTGAAGAATGTCTGATCAAATGTAATATCAAGTCCAGATGATGACGTACCTGAAGAGATATTTGATCTCTGTTCTGTTCTTCTTTCCAGTTCTGCTGTATAACCAAGCTGATCTATTTCTATTGATTGTGCAGGGTCATCAGAATCCATTTCGCATCTGAATTTAAACCCACGACCTACATAAGTACCATTTACAAAGGGATTAAATCTTGAAAAGTTTGCTCCATATGTACATGATGTGCCACTTGATATTGTTGCACTTGTGGCAGAGGTGACGGTAAAAGTACTTGAGCTTGGCACTGTCTGTATTTCATAATTACCATCCGTTGCAGATCCAGCAGTAAAATCTATAACAACAAAATCACCAACAGAATATCCATGCGAGGTCTTGGTTATAGTAATCGTGTTGCCACTCTGCTCGTAGGTGGCTGAAACCGAGGTGTCAGGGTCAATGTCAGTTGTTGCAACCAACAATGATGCCCCAACATCAAATGCAGTTGCACCGTCAAAGTCTGTCCAGGTATCAATATTTGCTGATCTTTTATCTATCAGATCATTAGGATAAAAACCCTGCGTAACAAAATGCCTGCGAAGTCTTAATGGTTGCTTACCACCTAAATCCAAAGTATTTGCAAATTCATATGAACCACCAGTAATATCAACAGCACCCAAGAAATCAAAATCTGCAATAGCATCAAAATCTGTCACATCATCTAAAAGTTCAAGTGAGCCAAGAACAAGTCCGTTAACATCATCACTGAAAAAACAATCCACCTTTGCACCGCCAAAGGGTGGTGAATCTGTATCTTCTCTGTCTGTAAAAACTGTTAATTTTGGTAAAGGGTCAGGGCTTGTAACTAAAACTGATGTCTCACCAGAACTTAGCCTGCCACCATCATCTCTGAATTTTAAAATATATTCTCCCTCTACAATATTCGGCACAATCGTTTCACTGATAGACCCTGGAAGGGCAGGGATCACATCAACGGCATTTGTAAAAGTACCAGTGCCATCAGTGAGGTTTGACGATCTGACTACCACGTTACCACCATGCACCACATCAACATCTGTGGATTTATCAAAACGCAACCTCACAAACTGATCTGATATCGGTTCAATACGTAAATTCTGCACATCTGCTGGCAGGGCTGTCTTACCAACTGTTGTGATTGATGTTGTTGCTGGGGTGATACTTGGTTTTCCTAATGCGTTATAACTGAAAACTCTAATTTCATAAGTTCCATTTTTTGTTTCAAAGATGGTAAAATCTGGCCTTGTAATTCTTTCTGATATAAAGTTTTCATTCTGAAATCTATATTGCACCATGTATTCCGTTACACCAGCTACAGGTTGCCATTGGATGAATAGTTTTGATACGGCACGGTTATTTAGTACAACAATCTGTTCTGAACTCTGCAAGTTACTTGGAGAAGGTTTTATTGATGTAAGTGTTGTGATTGTCCTTGCTGCCAATGCCGTACCATCTTCAACATTTGCATATTTAGATGAATTATGAGCAACAGCAGTGATCTGATATGCAAGCTGATCAACTTCTGTAACACCGATCACCCTAAAGGTTTGCAGTTGAACTGTTGTATTTTCTATTACCCAGACGCTGTTTGATGGTGGTGTTGATGAAAAAGCAGATGATACTGTTATTGTTGTACCTGATATTGTGTCTATTGTTTTTGTTTCAAGTGTGCCATCTGCAAGTATTACCGATAATGTTGCAGAACCTGTTGTTGCCAAATCTGTATTATTTTCATCATCCACAACGATCTGTGTTGTAGATACTCCTGTTTTTATACGACCACCTCTTCTCACCCCTGCTCTCAATGGATCAGCAACATTTATCACTGCCCCAGGTCTTACTAAGGTACCTGATTCAAGAGTGGTGGTGAAGTTTACAATTTCAGCCTCATTAGATTGTGTGTAGAGAAACCATTTCCCAAGACGAGAAGCCTGACCTCTTGAAGTTGTAGCAAAACCTCTTAAGTTCTTTGTAACAACTCCATACTTTGCCTGTAATGCAGTATCTTCTACGGTTTCATAATCTATTTCTTGAGTTTCATTATTAAAATAGGCAACATTAACAACTGTTATTTTTGAATTTTTTGCTGAATTACTATAGAAAAACCCTTGTTCTGTAACATTTGACAGGTTAAATAAATAACTTGGATCTGTTGGTCTGTCCTGTGTTATTGATATTGTGCCAGCCGAATAAAAAGGCATGACACGCATTACAGAACATAAATCATTTATAAGATCATATGCCTGTTTTTGATTTTGTATCACTACGTTACAACTGAAACGTGGTTCTGTTCCTCCCAACCCATCATCAACTTGTTCTGCACAGTAAACAGAAGCTGAGTAAAAACTGAAAACATCCAACTGTGTTGTATCTACCTGATCACCAAAACCTTTTGATGTTGTTAATAAGTCGTAAAGAATCCATGCTGGATCATTTGTCCATTCCTTGTCTGTTTTGAACGTGCCATTGAAAGTTCCAGAATATGAGATTGATCCATCAGATTGAACAGTTCCATTATGTGGAATTTTTATCTTTGTTCCACGAACTTTGTACATCCGTTTGGGGATGGATGGAAAGGTCTGGGCATCAAACCTAATCGCAACATGAGCCGAGTTTGCATATGCCCTCTGTTCATTGATTATTTCTGTAAAAGATGACCATAATGAACTATTTTGTAAGGTTGTTTCTGTGCTGTCATCTGTGGTTCTGTTCACCCTAATCGTCACAGGAAAAGAAGTATCAGATGCAAAATTAATTTTATAATCCCTAAAATAAGTACTTGCAGTTCTTCCTTTTACAGTATCTGTTATGACAGTTGTTGTAGTTCCATCATTTTCAATAGTTTGAATATTTATGGCAACTTCCGCACCATTTATATCACCATCATCTTCAAACTTTTGCAGGGATGGAAAACCAAGAGTAACTCTGACAGCATTTACAGAAGTATTTGTTATTGATCTTGATACAGGACTTGCTTTTGTAACAGCAACACCGACAGCATTTTCTGTTTCTATTTCAGAAATACCTTGTATTGGAGTTTGACTAGAAGTACCAAATCTTGGTTCAAATGAAACATTGGGAAAGTTGAAATCTGTATCTGCTGGACTTGTATTACTTGCTGAAGATTGTAAAACCTGAGTGCCGTTCAGAAATACATCTTTCAAAGCTGCGTTGTTGTATGCAGTTGTTCCTTGAGTAAGGCCAGCAGCACTTGGAAAACCCTCAATCTCACCTTCTCCAAGCAGTTCAACTAATGTTTGAAACTGTTTTGAAGCAAGGACATCATCTGTAACTGCTGGATCAGTGAGTCTTGTATTCTCATCAAAAGCTGGAATTGTCATTATGTAGTTCCCTCCACCTGTACCGTATCAACCCCAGAACTGATCACAACCGAGCCAGTAAAAACTTCTCCATATATGATGGCTACGCTGACACCACTGACACTGACGTTCTGGATGCCTGAGAACGAATATGAGTTTGCCATTTGTGGGTCAGTATCTCCCACAGGACTTGGCCCTTCTACAACCGCAGGCGTTGGAGCTAATAAAGAAGTAATCCCCCCTATTGCTAGATCCGTGACAACAGCTGTTGCGATACTGCCAACCACTGGGATAGCTGATACTGCGCCAGCGACACTGGCAACCGCACCACCAACGGCAGCAGCACCAGCTACGGCAGCACCAGCAACTGAAGTGACAGCACCAACCGCAGCAGAAGCAACGGCAGCACCAGTACTAAATAAAGATCCCACGATAGGTACGACAGGCCCAGATCCTGTTGCAATAGGTATGATCTGAATATCACCTCGACCTTTCATTGATAAAAAATCCAAGGAAACATCCATATTGTTCATTTTTACCTTGTAATATTGCTGACTCATATGTGCCTCTACTTCTGGAAAATTACACATCAAAAAACGGATCGCCTCTGCTGGACTTGATACTGCTGCCTCAAAATATGATGAACCAAGAAATTTTCTCAATCTTCCATATACTTTTATCGTTTTAAGTTGCATACCTGTAAACCCCTCTAAGTGCTTGCTGATAACCTAAATCAAAAGGCTCTCGGCAACTTAATCTTCTTATATTATGATTTAAAATCATATTATCACCAATATAAACAGCAACATGATCTAAGTTACCTGAAGTTGATTGAAATAGTAAAACATCACCAACCTGTATATCATCATCTGTAGGTTGTTTTTTAAATCCTGTAATCGGCAAACCTTTTTCAAATAATGGATTCTCAATAAAATCTTTTATTTTTTTTGGTCTATCCCATATTTTTAAATCAATATTTTTTGTTTCTTTGTACCAATCATGGATTATTGACCAGCAATCATGAACACCCCAGATAAAACTTCTTCCGATCAGTGATGGTGCTTTCCAGCCGCTTGGTTCAAAAGAACACCATTCTTTCATTCTTACGCTGTAGATATGTGAAGGCAAATCTAAATACTCACAACTTGCTTTGTCATTATCAGATGGTTGTGGTGGCTCATAAGGGTGTGAATGTACAATACCAATTATTTCACCTGTATCTTCACATTCTGCCCAATCGTCAGGGTCGATAATAAAATATTCAAATCCAGACTCCGCAATATTTTTACAAGGCCAGTATGTCTCTTTTCCTTTTATAACTGCAAGCAGGCCACAAGATTCTTTTGGCATACATTCTTCAGCGTGTTTTGCAGCATCAGTTTTCCAGGTCATGCGTTTACAAAAGTACCTACACCTGGGAAATCTTTTCTTGTAACCTGACGTTTTGGCGCACGAACTCCCTGCAAATCTAAAGCAGATACAAGTTCAAACTGTACAATATCTCTATTTTCTACAATTTTTCTATTTATAAAATAAATTTCCTGTGGAAGTTCTGCTGTGCTGTCTGGTGTTCCGAAAGGGTTTTGGTTTGATGGAAAGTTTGCAGCATCTAAAAACTGGCTGAGAGTGCGTATGCGTACAAATTTCGCTCCCTGTAGATCATTGAATGGTGTTGTGGCATTTACTGTTGCCATCAATGCTGTAATTGTTCCCAATATGTTTGAAACTGTTATTGTTGGTCTTGGAAGCGAACCACGACCAGAATATTCAAACCCTTCAGTTTGTATCGGAAATTTATCATAAGTATTACCCTGCCATATTATTGAGGCATTACTGTT